GGCTATCGCCGTGCGGGCATGGCGCTTAACAAAGGCGAAAACCTTATACCGCTGGCCGAGCTGTCGGATGAGCAAGTTGCAGCATTTGAAGCTGATCAGCGCCTTAAAGTATCCGTGCGTGATATGGCACCAGCGTCGGGGAGTGTGGACATTCCAGACGGTGATCAGACATTAGGCACCGATATCACAGGCACGCTCACTGGTGTGAAAGAGCCTAGCGGTGAAGAGAAAGTCTTAAACCAACTGACAGTAGATGAACTGTTAGACCAGCTCACGGTAAAAGATCTTAAGGCGCTAGCAAAAGACTTGGAGATCACCGGCTTTAACTCGATGAATAAACCTGACTTAGTCAATGCTATTCGGGCGGTAAGAGTCACAGTGCCAGGTGCGAGTGAAACGGCTAATCCAAGCGCTGAAATGCCTAGCACTGAAACGGAAAGCACTGAACCATCTGGCACCGCCACCAACACAGCAGGTGAATAGCCATGGCCGACTTAGCCGTCACTAGAGCCATGTACGCCACCCCTGACAACATGCTGAGTCGCTTTGGTACGCAGGACTTAATGCTGCTTACCGAACGTGAAGACAGTGTGCCAGGGGAAATAAATACCGTCGTGCTTGAGCAGGCGCTGAGTGATGCGTCTGCCGAGATTGATGGCTATATCGTGGGCCGTTACACCTTGCCGTTAACCACGGTTCCCGCCGTGCTTGAGCGTAACTGCTGCGATATTGCCCGTTACTTCCTGTATGGCGATAAAGCCCCTGAACAAGTCGAGAAACGCTATACCGCTGTGGTGAAGTTTTTAACCGCAGTGAGCAAAGGCGATATCAGTTTGGGGCTGGCAGATACGGGAGAAGTCGCTAGCCAAAGTGAGTTAGTGGTCAGTATCGAAAGCGCAGGCAGCGTGTTTGGCCGTGCATCGTCTAAGGGGTTTATCTGATGTTTGAAATTAAAGATAACTACCTTGCTGCAGGTGATGCACTGACTCAACTGCTTGAGCCATTAGTGACGAGCCAGAAGCTGAAAAAGGTCTATCAAGCCAATGAGCTAAGCGAAGTGGATGAGCGCAGCCAAATCACCCCCGCCGCCCATGTGCTGTATATGGGCGATACGCTGGCGGATACGGCCCAAGGCGGCAACACCAGCCAAATTAAGCAGACTTGGCTTGTGGTATTGGCTTGCCGTTTATCTATCCACGAAGGCCAAGCAGGTGAGCTATTAGTCAGCCTGTTAAACGCGATTGTGGGTAAGTCCATTGCGGTGGATGGTCAGATGCTTGGCCCCTTTGTGCGCGTTAACAGTCCCGTTAAACCCCGTTTCACTAAAAGCCACGGTTATTACCCCGTGGCGTTAAGTGTGATTTTGAGATTCAAACCTTAACAACCTAAGAGGAACTCACCATGAGTGGATTATTAGTCGCAGGCAACTTCTTTGTTGACCGCTTAAATGCCCAAGGGCAATCAACGGGGATCATTGGCCCCATCAACACCACTAAGCTCGCGATCAAAACCGATGCCGATGAAAAGGTTCGTCCAAGTAAAAAGAAAGACAGCTACGGCCAAGCCTTAAGTGTGGTGAAAATTGCCAAGCCCGCCGAAGTGGAATGGTCATTCGACGATCAACCTGCCGAACTGATTGCCATGGCACTGTTGGGTGATACCCAAGTGCTGAACACGGGCAGCGGCAACTTAACCGATGAAGCTGTGACCTTACCAACCAATCAACGTTGGATTCAGCTACCTGAAAGTAACTTTGCCGCCCTCGGTTTTGTGGTGAAGAAAGACGCTACCACCTTAGTGCTGGGCACTGACTATGAGGTGAACTATGCCCTAGGGCTAGTGCGTGCCGTAAAAGGCGGCGCAATTGAAGCGGGCGGCGCGGTGACGGTGACAGGCCAACATAACGCCATTTCCGGCACGCTAGTTCGTGGTGGCATTAGTGCCCAAACCCGCGCGCGGCTCTTCGGTGAAGGTAAAAACCTCGAAACAGGCAAGCCGATTAAGCTCGAAATTTTCGACGCCAGCTTATCGCCAACAGCGGCGCTCGATTTTGCCGCCAGCGAGTTTGTGAGTGCGACCTTAGCAGGCAAAGCACAGTTGGTGACGGGGAAAGATCATCCGTTCGAGTACCTAGAGCTGGATGCGTAAGCGGTTTTGCTTAACCCAAAGGCATGGCCGTACTCAATTGCCATGCCCTTTAATCCCACTTTAAAGACGATTTAAATCCCTGTTAAAAGCATTAACGAGACTAACAACGACATGGCTGATAAAACCTTAGAACTCGCCCTGCGGATCGTGGCAGAAGCCACGGGCAAGCAACACATTGCGGCTTTAGTCGATGAGCTTAAGCGCATCGGCACTGAGTCGGATGCGGCGAATCCTAAGACGCAGGCGCTCGCTGATGAACTCGATGGCGTGAGGGATGCCAGCCA